AGACGCGCCTTTTTCCTTCGCCCTGGAAGCTGCTTCCATTGCGGCAGACATACCCATAGGAGAAGCGCTCAAGAATTCCTTCGCCATGTTTGCAAAGGCATTACCACCAACCCAATTGAACAGCGGACCAAAGGCCATGGCGTTCGCCATACTGTCAAGGCGGTTGGAGACCATGTCATAAGCGCCCTGCATGATCTTCGACAGGACAGTATCTTCATACCCTGTCACTTCGCCGGTCTTCTCATCGATAATAGGCTTGGCAAATTTCTCCTGTATTTCCTTCGCAGATTGCTGCCTGACAGATGCTCTTGTGTTTGCAAGCAGCATATCCGGATGATAAGGACTAATCTCACTTCCGTTGACCCATGTATCAATTCTGTAAACGGTAGACAGGATAGCATTTGACGGAGCCAGCATAACAGCGCCAGCGTTTCCTTTGATAAAGCCAAGTACACCATTGCCGGTTTCCTCTGCCGCCATGGTTTCGTACTTCTCACGGTTCCTGACATTCAATACGCCATATGTTGGATCGGCAAGGAAGTTAAGGTATTCGTCGCTCTTATTGGTTCCGTTCTCTTCGTCCTTTGCTTTCAGGTAATACCATGTATTCTTCTCTTCTTCTGTCATCAGGTTGGACAAGCCAAAGCTTTTGAACACAAGGCTGTCCTTCTGAAAAGTCGTAGGCTCGTCGCTATGTTCCTGGACATACTTATAGTATTCTTCTTCGGTCATATCCTTCGTCGGAAGAGGAATACCAATAGCCGTGGTCTTATACCGATTCTCATATTCCTGGCTGCGGGCCTTTTTTGCTTCTTCTTCAAAATCGTCAGACCATTGAAGCTTGAAGTATTCATAATCCTGAACATCACGCTGAAGCTTCGCGATCCTGCGGTTCATATTGTTCCGCACATCATTGCCGATCTTGATGTTGTGCCGGTCGCAGTAGTCTATTAACCACTCAACATCCTTGATTTGTTCAAGGATTTCTTCATGCTCTGCGGCGGCATAGTCAAGGACGGTCTGTTTATCTTCACCATCAGCAATCATCAGAGAATACTGATAGGTAGGATTGTATTTATCCCACTTCGTCGCTTCATATTCAGAAAAGCCGGTCAGCGCGGTCAGCGCGGCATCAGCCGTCTCGACTTCCGTCGTGCTGGCTCCCATATCCTTCAGATTCTGAATATGCGCGGCCCTGCGTTCAGACAACCGTTTGAATACCGTAATGTCAGCGTCATACTGATTCTTGTAATCGCGGAGATACTGCTCGTTATCCTCGACCTGGATCTCATACTGACGCTTCAGATTCATCAGTTCCCGGTCTTCGTCCGTGATCTCCAGCTTATTTGCCGCGTTGATCTTCTCCGTCTCCTGGGCATACTTTTCCCGGAAGGCTTCGACCTGACCGCTCTTTTCAACAGCATCCCAAACCTGGGTGTCAGCGTCATACTCTTCCGGAGAATCATACAGGCCGAAGCTTGCATAGACCGGAACAGGCATATCAGATTTGTTGACATTGTCGATGCCTTCGATCTCGGACAGGTCCGGAGACAGCGTTATCCTGTACAGGTCGCCGTTGATTTCCATCGTAAAGCTGGTGTCCTGCGTTTGACCGGCAAACACTTTGTCGCCAAGCTTGGCATTGATCTCCTCGATTTGCTTCTTCGCAAAGTCAAGGTTTGCCTGCGTCTGTTCATACTTTATGGTCCGTGGATAGATATCGACGGTGCCTTCGATCCAGCCTTTTGTGATCTCTTCATTATTCTTCTGAATGATCGCTTCAGGGGATTCCTCTCCGGAAACCATCGCGTCCTTATTCGCTTTAACCGTCTGCTGGGCCTGATCGGACGCGCCACTATAACCGTTCAGCCGGGAAGACTCGCCGGGGGTTAGATCGTCTTCGATATCACCAACGGTGTCATTGACATACTGATCGGAATCCTTCTGTGCCTGTGATTGCGAAGTAAGAGACTCGGCGGCAGCGATATCCCGCTGATAAGCGCCTTCACCGTAAACGCTGTCATAGGCATCCTTCTCGGTCCCGGTATATTCCTGATCCTTGATCCGGTTCCTGCGAACAATGTCCTCGGCTTCCTGCTCGACCTGTTCTTTTGTCTTCGCGCTGCCAGCCGTTCCGTTCGCAATGTCAGGGGCGGTGCCGTTGCCGCCAAGCTCTGCCTTCTTCCTGCGGATGTAGTCAATGACATCCTGCTTCCGGTAATCGACAGCCGTACCCATCTGCACAAGATCGCTGCCGTTGTCGATGGACTCGTCCATCGCTTTCAGCATGGCGTAATCCTTGTTGCCAAGCTTAACGTCCAAATTCTTCAGAAGCCATTCTTCGGACTTGTTGCCGATGTTCTTGTCGATCCAGGCATACAGTTTATTCCGCTGTTCCTGCGCTTTCTCCGCGTTGTCAACAGACTTCGCCGCTCTGTTAAACATGGACATGGAAGTCTTGTCGCTGTCGTCAATCGTCGTCCGGAGCCTGTTCAGCGTCTGCCTGTCGATATACGGTACGTTGAAATACATACCGACTTCTTCGTCCAGCGTCATGCCGACCTGATACGGACTATAGGTTTCAGGATTCCCCCAGGCAAGCTTCGCCTGCATCTCCGGGTTTTCCACCCACTTATTCCCTTCGCCAAGGCCGTACATCGCCATGTCCTTGATGGAGTTCCCTGTGGAACCGCCGTTCCGCGCCGCCCACAAAACGCCGCGCATCTCATCATCAGAGAAATCAACCGCACGGTTCAGTTCCGTAACGGCTCCCTTGGTCTTGCCTTCATTCATCGCCTTCAGGGTGCCATACTTATTCCAGTCAATGCTGTTGATGATCTCGTCATCGGAATAGTTCCGGTCCTTGCGCGTCGCCTTATAGGTCAGTTCCTGCTTCAGCGCTTCCCATTCCTGCTCGGCCTTCTTCGTGGTCGGTTCGCTGTACTGATACTGATACAGGTTGAAAGCAACAATCTGATCAGGTGTCGCTTTCGCCGTCGGAGCCAGCGGGGTATTCGTCGTGTTGCCGTAGCGAAGAGACTGCTGCCAGGAGGTATTCTGCTGGAACCATTCATCCGTCAGGGTGTTCGTATCAATCCCGTAGGACTGGAGAACATTGACCGCCCTGTTGGTCGGCTGGGTGTACGGATTATACCAGGGAGAAGAACTGTCCTGCTGGGCCTGTGAAAAGCCAGCCATCACCTGGCTGGCCATGTTGGGGTCCTTCTGCCACATCTGATAGACGCGTCCGTAGATTTCGCTGGTCGTGGGGTATGTTCCCTTGAACCAATCGTTGTTCTGCTTCGGCTGAACATTCGCCACATTCTGCTGATACGGAGTCTTCTGAACAAAGGAATTCTGCGTCTGCTGTGGTGTAGGGATTTGCAGTTGCTTTTGCTGTTGGTTATTGTTTGTCAAAGGCATATCTATACCCCCTGGTCCGATTTATGAAAACCATTTCAACAATGTCTGATACCAATTATCACCCTGCTGCTGGGTCCCGGGATTCTGTTGCGGAGTCGTACCGCCCCTGCTCCCGCTGCTCTTGCTGGAAGACTTGGTCTTCTTCTTCATGGCGTTGTAGTCTTTCTTGGAAATGCCAGCCGCCTTCAGCAGGGAATCGGACGGAGTGCCGCCGTTCTGCGCCATGTACTGAATAAGGCCAAGAGCATACTGCTTCTCGGTGTTCGCCTGACTCTGATCAGCGATCTTCTGATTCTGCTCAAAGGTCTTCTGCCATTGTTCATCAGAAGTCTTGTCTCTCTGCTGCTGATAATTGAAAGTCTGCTGCCATTGATTGTCAGAAGTCTGATCCCTGCCAACCTGATAATTGTAGGCGCGATCTGCCTGCTGGTTCGCAATCGCATTCTGCTGCTGCTGCATATTGATCTGCTGCTGGCTCTGATTCAGGCCCTGCTGCTGATAGTAGTCACTCCAGGTGTCGCGTTCACGCTGATAGTTCTGCGCAGTCTGCCATTGATAGTTGTTCCGCAGTTCGCTGGCAAGCTGAACACCAAACTGCTGGGCGGCTTCCTCTTCCTTATCGGAGATTGTCTGCCTTGCCTTCGCCTTCTCGGTGTCGATGTTCGCCATCGTCTGAAGGTTGTAGGAAGACCGGCCCATACCCCTGGCAAGAGCCGCCCGGTCGGCAGCCGCCTTGTTCTTTTCGTAGGCAAGATCGGATTCCTCGCGCTGGCGCTCATAAGCACCGGCAATGGACTGACGGTATTCCTCAAGCTGTTTGTTGTACTGCTCGTCAGCATACGGATCGTAGTTCTCGACCTTCTCCGCTTCGCGCCGCGTCGCCTGCTCGACTTCCTTCAGCGGGACATTGATTGTGCTGGGAGTCGCCTGCGTCGTAGTGGCAGTCGAAGTCGTGGTCGGAGTCGTTCCGGGCGTGGTCGTTTTCGTTGTGGTCGTCTTTGTTTCGGTCGTCCCGCCGGTATCCTTCGTGCCGGTCGTCGAACCTTTCAGCTTGTCAACCGTTGTGGTATGGTTGATCTTCTTGGAGTTATCGGCGTTACCGTCAAAATTATCCAGGCCGCTGTTGTTCAGACTGGTAATCTTGTTCTTTGTTTCCTTCACGCCGGTATTGTCGGTGGAAGAAAAAGCACCGCTGATCTTGTCTGCGGTACTGCTGGTTTTCTTCGGCTTTACTTCTTCATATTTGTCCTGTGCCTTTTTCTTTTCCTTGCTGGTTCCCTGATACTGCTTCGTGAACTTCTTCTTGGGATTCACAGCACCGCCTGGACTTATTTCTTTAGCCATTGTAATCCACTCCTTATTCCTCGGTCACAATCGCGCCCGGATAATTATTTGCAATCGCAGTTGCCTGCGTTTTATCCAATCCTTTGATGCAGACCATGTAGGTCGTTTCCTTGACCGGCTCTTTATCATGCTTCGCTTCGGCCTTCAGCAGTCGGTCCCAGGTTGTCGCACCGGCAACACCGTCGGTCGTGATCTTCTGATCGTGCTGAAATTCCTTCACGGCTGCTTCCGTTGCCTTACCGAAGTCGCCATCAATGCCACAGGAACCTACGCTGTATCCCAGCTTAACCAGGATCGTCTGAAGCTTCTTCACTGCTTCGCCCTTGCTCCCGCGACGGATCGTCGGATAGGCAATCGGTTCCGGACCGGGTTCCCCGCCGTAATCGACATTCTTCAGTTCACCGTAGAATGTCCATTTGTTGGCAGACAGGTTGCTGGTGCATACCCCTGCTTCGGTATTCGCGGCTTCAATGACCTTGCCGCTCCCCACATAGAGACCGATATGATCGTGGGAGCCTTCCGTTCCGGTGAACACCGCAGTCCCCGGAAGAAGCGACTTCTTCAGGGCATCCGTCAGCTTTCCCTTCTTATTACAATACTTGTCATAGATCGAGTTGCTGCCATGGGCGATGTCGCCGCCCAGCTTCACAAAGGCCCACTTGAACAGACCGGAGCAATCGGAGACGGTATGTCCGATCCACTTTGAACCGATCCTCGCGGCATTGTAGTATTTGTCCCGCTTGGCTTCAGAATTCTTCTGCCATGATGTGCCGTACTTGCTCACCATGTAGTTGACCTTCTGCTTCTGTCGTGCTTCTGTCCACACGATGCCAGCCGTAGAGTATATGTATCCCCACTTGTGGTCGAGGGCATATTCAAACTTCTCGATCAGCGCGTTTGCATTGATCATGCTTTCATCTCCTTATAAAAAAACACCCTGACTTTCATCAGGGTGCTGGATTCAATTGACCGGAATATGAACTTGTGATACGAATAGCGAAGAAGGTCGTTTTTAAGCGTTTTCAGCCATTCTTTGTGCGGAATGAATATTTGCCCAATTCCATCTATGGAACGCAAATTCAGGGGCGTATACGGTCAATGATGCACATATAGAAAAAAGCCTGCCAACTACAATTCGCTGGCAGGCAGTTTTCTTTGGAATCATTTATCCGTTTCCTTTTCCTCTTCTTCCTCTGCTGGCTGGATCACGACAGGATTCGTACCGGCAGCGTCAACGAGACCTTCGGCGATGATGTAGGCAATGACCGTCGCACCGGCCATGATGATCCCGGTCACCTGAACAGCGGTCTGCTCGGTACCGCCAAAGGCAACGACCATCATCGCGACGAAATTGCAGACAGCCGCCCAAAACTTCCGGGATGTCAGTTTCTTCTTCCAATCAATATCCATAGTGTTCTCCTTTCATGAAGCATGGGTGATATCATTCACCTTTGTCTCCAGGACGATCACTCGCCCTTCCAGGTTGTTGTGCTTGCCGACCTTGTCCTCAAGCTGCTTCAGCCTGTAGTCCATCAGGGCGGTCTGTTTCCGGTTGCTTAAGTAGGTGCCAATCAAAGCGCACACCGCCGTAACGGCTGATGCCGCGAATGCGATCCATTCCATGATAAACACCTCACTTGTTCATATTGTTGAACGCCTGACGAATAAGGCTTCTTGTGGAAGGCTTTACCTTCTTCAGGTCTTCTTCAAGGTCTTTCGGATTCCGCTTGCTCTGTTCGGAACGAATAAGATTTCTATTGCCGACCGGACTTGCCATGCGACGCTCTTGCTTCTGATGAAATTGGCCCTTTCCAATTTCCACGACCTTGCCGTCAACCTTCTTATAGTATCTCTTTTCAGAGTTCTTCTTTTTGGGAGCAAGGGAATTGGAAGCATCATTCTTCATCTCGATACTCTCGGTGTTCCTTCTCGAAGAAACGTACCGCCGGTTGTTCTCCCGCCGTTTCTTCTGCGCTCCCCATTTCCGTTTTTCTTCTGCCGTCAGATACGGACGCGCTTCCGGGTTATCGACTTCGTACCACTTGCGCTTCTTGACTTTCGCCGGGTCAAAACCTTCATATGCCATTATTCATCGCCCCCTTCTTCCGTAACTTCTTCAACCGCCAGCTCCGGAGTGTCCCCAGTCGCGTCAACGGTCACCGCGTAGGACTTTTCGTCCTCTCCTTCCCCGGCCTTCAGGATCAGCGTCTGATCATTGATGAAGTACTTCTCGACCTCGTTCTTCGTTTCTTCACCAGCGAGACCGATGGCATCCATCATCAGCAGGACGATCTCGTCCAGCGGCTGCTGAAGGCGGTTCCATTCGTGGGTGTCCTTGGGGGACGCGGAACCGGCAGGGCCGACCTTGTACTTGTAGAACACACCGCCGTCATATACGACGATGTCGCCGACGCTGTAGGATGTGTCGGCGTTGTAGGTGCCTTTCAGTTTCATGTTGACCATCTCCTATATGTTATTAAAAGAGGTTCGTTTTCAGATACAGGACCTTAAGCTTCGGAACAGAGCTCTTGCTGGAGCTTGCGGTGTTCCTGACCCTGACGGCTGTCTCGGAGCCGCTGGCAGCAGCGTTCACAAGATCGACGGTGCAGGACGAATCACCGGGCGTGACATAAATGACAGCGGCGGCTTTGTATCCGCTCGGAGCTGCCATCGAAGTGCCTTCGTAATCCAATTCGTTGGCAAGGAAACTCTTCGTACCGCCTGCGGAAATCGTCGCACCTATACAGGTATATTCCCTGATGATCGCAATATCATCCGTCGGCGTTGCCCATGTACCGTCCTTCTTATAGAACGTGGAACCGCTTCCGGCACCCAGCGCCGAATCGACCTGGGACTTCGTCACGGAAGGCGTTGCCCAGGAACCGTCCTTCCTGTAGAAGGTCGAACCGCTCCCTGCACCAAGCGCTGAATCCACGGCAGACTTGCTGACAGGATTCGCCCAGGTCCCATCCTTTTTATAGAAGGTCGAACCACTCCCCGCCCCCAGCGCGGAATCCACATTCGACTTCGTCACGGGATTCGACGGAAGCGTTGCCGTCAGGTTCGTACCGGCAACGGAACCAATCGTCTTCGATGTCCCCCAGGCCAGCGTCACACCGGCATTGGAAACGGCGACCGTCTTCTTCTCCGCAGAGATAACGCCGTTTGCGTTCTGCGTGATCTTGCTGATGAATGCGTTTGCCGTACCGGACGCGGTCGGATCGGATACCGCAGACTGCTTCGTCTTCTTGCCGTACACCGCCGTATCAAGGGTGTCCATGTTGTCGTTGATATCCGCAATGTCAGCGGTGTCTGAATACCCTGGCTTCTTCAGATTAAGGTTTGTCGTATATTCCATGGTGTCACTCTCCTTTAAGTTACTGAACCATTGAACGACATGACAAACACATGAAGCTTGTAGCCAACGCCGTTCGCAATCTTGAACGTTCCTGTCCCGGTCGTGATCGTGAATGCGGAGGATGTACCAAACTTGGCATAGGCAACGGCACCGGCAGACGAAGAAAAGACATTGAACATCGCCTGGTTGCTGTTGTTCTCGCCTACAAGAATGAACACGCCCTTGTACGAATTGCCGACCGTAAAGGTCCGGTTGGAATTCGCCCCAATCTCAAACTCCTGCGGTTTGTCCGTCTTCCCGCCAAGCAAACTGAATATCCGGTCGAAGATTCGCTCAAGCTGGATAATCAGCGCCCTGGCTTGGCCGGTCCACCCTTCCGGAACGCGCAGCGGCTCATGCTGACGGATCATCTTCCTGTTGTCTGCCATCAGCCGTCACCTCAATCCGGATCGGTCTCAACGACCATCTGCAAACCGCCGACAATGCGCCAGGGGTTTACGTTGCCGCCTTCAACCTCAATGATCACCCGGAACTTCCGTCCGGTCCCGCTGAAGTGCAGTCTCTTCATCCGATGCTCCTTCGGTACCGCAAGCTGTTCTTCTGTCAAAGGTTTACAGGTGTAGAACTTCGTCTTCTTCTTTTTCTCCGTCTGAACGGAGATCGTGAAGGTCACCGCTTCGTTCTGCACTTCAGGCATGAAGTAGAAATCAAAGCCGCCCTTCTGAATCCGCTTGTATCCGAAGTCCATCCAGGGCGTGACCCATTTGTTCGGATTGCCGTTCGCTTCGCCAATCTTCCATGAGTCATGCCTGATCCACATCAGTTTGCCGGGAAGGTCGGATGTCGTTGCGAAGAGCTGGTCATCCGCAGGAAGGAAGGTCTCGATATAGATATCCGGATAGAACAGGATGCTCCCTTCATCCAGGTCGTACACGAGCATCGCGTTGTTTACCGTGCTGTCTCTGCGTGGATACGCGAGGTAATACCGCCGGTCAAACATCGTCGCGCACATCTGATCCAGCGCTTCAATGTTCACATCCCGCCACAGCAGTTCGACCTGGTCCTTGCCGTATGGCGATGTGTTCATTCCGTCGTACACGCAGACACCATTCCGGTCGGCCATGTATACGCGCTCACCTTCAACGGCGATTGTGTTCAGGTATTCCGTACCGGAACCATACTGTTCATTGAAGGCGAACTCACCGGGGTTTGTCCCCATGATTCGCCATATCTTGTTTTTCTTGAATGCAAGAAGCTGATCGCCGAATCTCTTCAGCGCATAGAACTTGTCGCCGTCCCAGCTCGGCTGCTGGATTTCACCGCCGCCGTCTTCAGGAATGTCCGTGTTCGCGTCCCAGTTCGTCGGCTCGTACACCGCAGAGTAGTACAGCGCGTCAGGCTCCCCTTCAGCGCCGGTCCCCCAAATCCGCTCGGCGAACCGCTCGATCACGGCGAACTTCTTCGGCGTTTCAATCTCTTCGATTGTCCACTTCGCGTCCAGCACACCGGACGGATCATCGTCATTCCGCTTGGCCCAGATTAGTTCCTTCAACGTCTCCCATGTGTACGTTGATTTCACCGTACTCCATGTCGTATCCGTGTCAGGCGGGATGACCTTGATCATGCCGTCATCGGCATTGCTCATGATCAGGATATCAATCGTGGTATCAGGTTCTTCGTCTGAGTCTGTATCAATGACGGCTTCGTAGTTCACCCAGCTCCATACATTCGACTTGAAGCTTTCTACATCCAGCGGCATATCGATCTCTGCCCAGGATTCCTCCGATCCGACCTGTTTCTGATAGAGCTTTCCACCGGCAGCACATACATACCAGCTTGCACTTCCGGGGCCGATGTACCATCTCCGATGAAAGACCGCCAGCGTTTCGATTCTGTGGTCCTCATCTCCCGGCCCGTCAAGCACAACGTTCGCCGCCTGCGGCTGGAGAACGCCGTGAATCGTCTCAACGTTCTCTGCTTCAGCCGCGAACCTCGGATCAGGATTCATCTCGATATCAGCCTGGTTCAGACCCCGGAACTCGCGCACCCAAACATCAGCGTCATAGGCGTGAAGGCTGAAATACGCCATGCTCCATCACCTCACAACGGTATGTTAATGAAGTTTCTATACTTCTTCTGTAATCCGGTCTCTTCGTCGATCCCGGCCTTCCCGCCGCCGTCGGCCAGCCTTGACAACAGGTCCATGAACTCCTGCCAATAGGCGCGTCCTCTCTGCTGTTTCTGCGGGTTTCCATTTCTGTAAACCAGCCATGTTGCCCAATCAGCGATATACCGGTGAATCCAAAACGGAATGTTCGGAACAGCGTCATCCTCTTCCAGCCGGGGATAGTCGTCAGACGGAACATGGTTGTTGTCCCACACATAGACGATCTTGTCGTAGCCTTCGTTGATGTAGTCGTTCAGATGCGGAAGGTAGTCGCCCAGGTCGTCAGCGTCGTTGTTCGTCTGATGCATGATATGTTCCTGTAGTTCCAGCAGGGTCATGGCTCTTCACCTCACAGCTTTGGATATCTCGCTTTCAGCGCGATGAAGACCGGGACCGGGACTTCCACCGGTTCTCCGCGCAGAACGCGGTAACAGGTTTCCTTCTCTTCATTCGCAATCGTAACGTGTTCGTACTGATCAACCTTCAGACCGGCAGAGCCGGAGTCCTCCAGGGCAGGCAGGAAGATTGTTACCTTCGGTCCTTTGTACCCTTCTTCCTTCGGCGCGGCCTTAATTGTCAGACCGTCATCAAAGGTCATCTCTTCATCCAGCATCTGTTCTTCAAGTTTTTTCGCAGCCATGTTCAGGCTCCTTTCTATTTTTGTATATGAAAAAACCGCCTTGCGGCGGTTATCACTTGGGATTGTTTCTGTCTTCGAGGTAGAGGACCACAACCATCTCAATGAACAACAGGAGGATGATCCCCACGACAAATCCTGTTATGAACTTGATCATTCAATCATCCCCCTGGTTCGCGTTAAAAGATTCGTTACTGCTCTGCGTCATCCATCGCAATGCTGATTGCGTTCATGACAGCAGTCTGTACTGTTACAGCATCGATCAGCTTCATGTACTGCATGATCTGGTCGAACTCTTCTCCGGTAAATTCAATGCTTACCTTTTCGTTCATTGCTTTCTCCTTTCATGATGTCCATCAATACACATCGTTACACATCAAAAGGTCACTTTTTGCAATCTTCGTATTGTGGTTCTTTTCCATCTATCAGTGAAATAACATAACGGAACGCATTTCGCATAC